TCAGCTAATTTTTCGCTTATCTGTTCTTACTCTCTCCCATTCAATTCTGCCTTCTTCACGCCGCTGGTCTATATACTCAGCAAGATCCTGAATGTTGATGCAGCGCTTCGCTTTCTGTGATGTTCCTACACGATAAGTCGGAATAGGCAACTGACAGGCATTTGCTTTCGCTTCTGCTGTGTTAGGGCTCATACCGAAATACTTTTGGCATACAGCTGACAGCTCGATGTTAGGCGTGTTGAACTCAGCCATAAGTAAAAACAAAGTATTCATAGACATTCTCCATACAACCTGGCTGCACCCAGGGAAAATTACAGGTCTCTGCTGGTGGCCGGAATCAACTTCTGCCAGATCGCGGACACGTATTTTGCTTGATGTCGCGCATCGGCCAGTGCGTTATGTGCAACCCCATCGAATGGCATATCTCGCTTTGGATCGAAACCCACAACTCTGCCTAATGTGACGATGGTTCTGACGTCGTGATCGTTACAAAATTGCCACGGGCAAACCTGGCCGGCGTGCTCATATGCGCCGCGCAATATAACGTTGTCGAAAGTAGCTCCATTGCCCCAAACTTTTAAATATTTTGGGTTATCAGAATGCCGATTAATGAAATGGTTCAGTTCAGATAGGGCAGACGATATCGGCATCGCATCATCAACACAGATTGCTGATCGCGCTTCTGAGCTTTGTCTTAACCACCACAGAATAGTGTCACCATCCGGCACCGCTCCCTGCTCCATAGCGCTTTCAAGGTTAACGGCGGTGTAAAACTCCTGACCCAATTCACCGCTTTGCGGATCGAAGAATACGGCACCAATGGAGACGATAGGGGCATTCGGTTTTTTGCCCATGGATTCAAGGTCGATCATTAAGTTGTTCATATTTTCTCTCTAATAGCTATGATTTCTTCCCCTTCTAAAGGGAGATGGGTAATCGCGAATGCCCCATCCTTCTTTTTGCCGATTGCGATAAATAGCGCGCCAATTTCTCTACGCTCAAGCCATGCATCACCACCGTTAACCCGGGTACGTAAGGTTGCCCAATCAGGTGCTTTTATAAAGTGGCGATAATTACCCTTCAAATATTTCCATACCGGCTCAGCATCAAACGCTGCAATCACCCCATCAATCACCTTCACAGCATCAGCCATTGCGTAGCCGAGATTACCGCCGTCGCTTTGTGCTGCTGCTTTGCTGAGTATTTCGCTTATCTGGTGCAGGCGATCGAGTGATACAGGACCGTGCGCCGGGTGGTTGTTAGTTGTCATGGGTTAGTCCTCACGGTTCTAAACAATACTGATTGCTGAAAGCCGGTAAGAAACCATAGCCCATCGACTCGCTGGCTCATCTCGTACCAGTCTTCCGGGTTAAGGTCGGACACGAGGTTGTCACCACAAATACAAATATCAGGTCCGCGTTTCTCGGAATCATAAATATCACCTGGTGAAAACCACTCAGGATTAGTGGAGTGAACACACTCCATTTTTGTTACGTCCGCCATCTCATTCCCCCTTCACGCCAATGCCAGCGGCGCGGAGTGCTTCTATGAAAATATCAAGCCCCTGATTAAATCCGATAGCCTCATAAAACTGTTTTGTGTGCATGTCCGGTGAATTGCGATATTGGGGCAGCGTCACTGTCCGCGCCTCCAGTTCTGCTATGCGCTGCCGAGCAGACTGATAAGCATCGATAACCACGTCCAACAATTGCCCGTCACACAGCAGTTTGCTAAGTTCAGGCTTCCACGCTACGCAGTCATCATCCGGGTCCTGCATGTTGTAGACGTAAGTATCAAAGGCACCCATAAAGCGCCCGAATCCTCCTTTGTCGTCTACAAGCACTTGCCAGGCGCGGAGAAGAAACAGTTTTTGGTTACGATCTAAATCCGTTCGGGATAGCTCATCAGCGATAATGCTGCTTTCACTACCGTGCCAGCGAGCGTCATTGCGTTGTGCCGCATGAAACAACTTCCAGAAATACTCGGTTTCTTTCTGATCAGGACGGCATTGCTTAATTGTATGCACTGTCATGCTGCGCGCTCCTGTTTGTTAAGTGCGGTCATTGGACTGTTCCTTTTCTGACTCTGCTCAATAACTTGTTAAACATCATGGTTAGGCTGTTACTGCACCCAAACGGCATATCGTTAACACGGTATGTTGGAATGCCCTTGCGAACACCAGACTTCACGATCCGACCGGTGCCATAGAGTTGCGATAATGCGCCAGCGATCGAAGCTGTCTTTTTGTTTAAACCCTTAGCTATTTCAGCGCTGGTGGCGTTGGGGTGAGCCTGGAGATATTCAAATACGGTCATGGAGTTTTACCTTTACGTTCCTGTTCCAGTTGCACCAGAGACTCTTTTAATGCTGCGAACGTAGCTTCCAGTCTGGTGGCGACTTCGCGCATAAGAGGTGCATGCTTTGGTGGCAATTCAGCAACGGAGGCAAAAGCCTCAGCTACGAGTTCTTTTACCTTCATGCGGCGCATTGGCGCAGTTCCACCAGTTCGTTAAAGCGATTCATGAACAGGCCATAGGCTTGACCAGGACGGAGAGGGATAACCTGAACGAGATCAGAGCAGGGAATACCTTCGAGAATTTCCCATTTCGAGCCGTCATCGATTTCCAGATCACGGCGCTCGGTAGCTAACATGGTTAGATCGGCATATTTCACGGCAGCAGCTTGTTCAAGTGAGATACCGAATTTAAAGCGGATAAGACCATCAACATAAGTTTCCATGCGTTGGTAGTCAGGTAACAGGGCTTTGAGCGGGGCAGGAATATCCTGGCAATATGCCTCCGCAGCGTCGTGCATCAGCGCTTCAAAGGCGAACTCTGGCGGTACAATCTGGCTTACAAGCACAGAGTGCTGGGCCACGCTGTAGAATTCTGGCAGATGCCCAGCGAATCGACAGATGTTGGAAAGCGCAGTCGCGATATCCTCAACATCGATATCGTCGATTGTGGCGGTCAGGTAGTTAAATTTTTTACCGGATAATGTCTGAATGTAGCTCATGGTTTTCTCCATATTGGCGCGCTGCACCGCGCAGATTTTGGTTGCACTAATCCCTCGCCGGGTGGCGATAATTAATGGAATTACGCTTCAATAAATCCCCGCGGCGCCGGGGATTTAATGCAGAGCAATTAGGCTTTAAAGTTACCGATGAAAGTTTCCACTGATTCACCGTCGAACTTACTGATCAGCAAATCGCGGAATTCGTTGGCGATCTCTTCTTCCTGGGCTTCAAGTTGGACGATGCGCAGAACAAAGCAGGGGTCATCGCTGGTCAGCAGGCTGTTACGCAAGCTAAAGCGGCGTTCGCCCAGACCTTCATACGGCACACATTTGAACTCGAACGCCACAGGCATTACGTCTTTGCTGCTTGCTTCAACGCTTTGCATCAGCGATTTTTTACCAGCGAAATCACCAGTTTCATGGTCCTGCTGTGTTGCTTGCTGAATAGTGATACGACGCACAGCCTGAGCTGCCTGGGAAATCTGCATCGTATTGCCATCAGCATCAAACGCCAGCAGGTAATCGCTCCAGTCTTCCAGCCATTCAGCGATTTGCTTTTGCTTCAAACGTTGACCATCGATCTGCAGTAACGCGCGGAACGGGGCGGTTTTCTTCAGGGTGATCGAAGCAACGTTATCGGCGTGACCGGGATTATCCAGGGTGCCGATGTTGAACACTGAACGGGCGGTCATGTTGTCAGCATCAATGAAGCAACGGGCTGGATCGCTGGCGCTGGCGTAACCTTTAGAATAACGTGCGAAATCGTCAATACTGGTTGTTGTCATTGCACCACGGAAGCGGAAACGCTCCAGAGAAAAGCGCTCAAGGCTTTCAACGCTAGTGCCATCTGGCAGCAATGCGGTCGGGCAAGCCAGGCCATGAATATCATTCAGGTGGTAGCCAGAAAGGACCAGGTCTTTTACCTGCTGAAATGTACCGCTGTCTAACTGAGACATAAAAATTCCTTATTAACTGATGATCAAAGTGGTATCAGTGAGTTTGTTGTTGCGGATCACTGAGCCGCTTTAAGCTTTCCATCCACCGCGCCAGTGATCCCGAACAGCTGGCCCTGATCTTCCTGCAGGATGGTGAGCTTCCCGCCTTTGTTGACCCACATCGGGGTTTCGGTTGTGTCCTCTTCGGAAGCCTTACCACGCGGTGTCGGGGTGCTGTAGTTCAGCTTGTGCTTGATCTTGACGCGCTTCTCTTCAACGGAATTACCCATGCGCTCAAAATCAAATGTGAGGACTACTTTGCCTTTGTTGCCGTTGTTCAGAACGCCAAGCGCGGTGGTATTAAGTGCTGCCGCGATTTTGTTCATGAACACGCCGGCATCCAGTTCGCCAAGAAAATCTGGCACTACGGTCATGCGGTCATTACTCATGGTTTTACCCTCGTTAAGGCGGCTGCCACCGCCGAACTTTCTCCATACACAACAGAGAAGGGCATCTGCATTGGTCCGCGGCTTGCAGGGACCGCTTTCTTTTTGCCCGGGTGGATTGGGTTATGAGCCCGTCGCCCGGTGATGCCCTTTTCTGTTGCGTAAAAAGGGCGGTACCGAGGTAGAACATTATCTTCGTCCCCCTTGCATAAGGTTGAAGACCCTGGTACCGCCAAGACTACACACAGCAATACTGGAACTACGGTTATCACGGTCCTAAGCGTGATTTGGTTGTGGTGGCCGGTGCTGCGATATTCCGGCATGGGTTGATTACCAGTGACGCACCCTTTCGGGACACTCCCTCACGGTTTAGCGCATCAGCCTGCGCATTCACCACAACGAAGAGAACATTGCCGGTGTTCGAATCGAACGAACCTTTTCCCTGCCCAACCCTCCCAACTAAATGGGACTGTCTGGAATCGAACCAGCACTTATGCCTTGCTCGTCAATGTTCTCATCGTTGTGCCCTGAAAAAGGCTGGCGGTTACCGGACAAGTGGGAAAACACCGGGCCGCCAGAACAGGGAGTTACTTGTTATAGCTTTGGCCTGCTTTTAACCACATCAGGCGCGGTGGTAGGTATCTTCGGGCGGGGTGCTAAGGGGGTGATTAGCCCTTGCCCTTAACACTCCTGCTGGTTTTGGTATTCCTGGCTTGGGTATCGCCACCAGCTATAGGAATTTGACTACGAGTCGCGGTTAATCAGACCGCGTCTCTGTTACCCCTCCCGAAGACACCTGTCAGCGAATCATCCGGTTATTCATACGCCACCGGCGGCTACTTCGTGGGCGTCCTGCCTGTTCGCTATGGAGTAGACAATAAAATTAAATTGCGAATAACGCAAGTATTAAATTGCGATTTGCGCAATATCGAGGCGTAAAAAAAACCGCCGTAAAGGCGGTTTCAACATTGATATGTAGTGTCAGGCGTGGCGTTTGAATGATTGAGATTGGCTTATCATTACCTTCCCAAAAATGTAAAAACGGTGTTCGTTTGTCTCATCCACAGACCATTCTCTATATTTTGGGTTATCCGATATCACCAACAACTTATCAGGTATCATCTGTAATCGTTTGACGTAAATTTTATCATCAAAACCAAATACATATATTCCATCACCATCGAATTCATGAATAGAGATATCAACGAAGAGAAGATCACCAGGTTCGATAGTCTCAGCCATACTGTCGCCTCGAACGTTGATTACTTTTACTTGATCTGCCGTTCTTCCGCCGAACATCGCTAGCGCACGTTCATTGTTGTATTCGATTGACCTGATGACATCAATAATATCGCTGCCTTGAATAAAGCCACCACCAGCGCTGGCACTTACATCAAGAATCTCCACTCTAAACACAGATCCATCTCCAGAATGTGGGTTACTACCACTGTATTCACATACAGTAGTTTTATTTCCGCCTGGAGTAAATAGATCAGCAACGCTAACGCCTAAAGCTTGAGCATATTTGCTAAGTGATTGTTCAGTAAATGACTTCTGTTTGCCGGTTTCTACGCGCGAGATGTTAGCTCCGTCGACACCAACGGCTTCAGCAAGATCAGCGATTTTTAGACCCTTCGCTGTGCGAAGTTCTCTTATGCGGTTTCCTATGTTCATGCGTCTATTACATGTTTTTTTTGCGTGATGTGCAAAGCAACTTGCGCAAGTCGTACGTTCCAATTAATATGCGTATTACGCAATTAAAGGAGGGTATATGCAATCACCGTTACGAATCTTGCGTAAATCGCAAGGTATGACTCTTTCCTGTGTAGCAAAAGGGGTTGATATCGACCCGGGAAATCTAAGTCGGATAGAGCGAGGGCAGCAAATTGCTTCCCTAGATATTGCTGAACGTCTAGTCCGTTTCTTCTCGGGAAAAATCAATGAGCTAGAAATTCTTTACCCACATCGCTATTCGAACTGTACAGGCGCGAGTACAGACATAAAACCACAGGAATAAGGGGTTAACCGTGGGTAACGAACCTATTTGGAAAGTTGAACGCCAGCCAGCCTGGCTGGTGGTAGCGATTAAAAGAACGATTACCGATCTACCTGGTGGTTATGCCGAGGCGGCGGAATGGTTGGGCGTGACAGAGAACGCATTGTTTAACCGCCTTCGTGTCGACGGGGATCAGATCTTCCCTATGGGATGGGCGATGGTATTACAGAAAGCCGCCGGTGTTAGCTACATAGCTGATGCGTTTTCTCGCCAAACAGATAACGGGATCCATATCCCGGGTGCGGCACCAGAAACAGAGAACGAAGAGATTGGCTTAAAACTGGCTGAGCTGGTGGGCAGGCTTGGTGACCTGGTTAACGCATATCGTCGATACATCGATGATGGTGTGGTTGATAAAGGGGAGTGGGACAGTCTGAACGAAATCGCCTACCAGTTCCGGGTAACGCTTATGACGTTTCTGAACCTGATTTCACGAGTCTATTGCCTTCCAGAAAAGAGTGACGCCCGCGAGTGTGCAGCTCCGGGCGCCTTGGCGAACAACTCTTCGAGTATGGAGAAATAATCCGCATGAACAGTTTAACGGCTTTTAACCGTCTACCGCAACTAAGGATGATCCCGGTTTCGGGTACTCCGTTGTTTCGGTATGAACGCAGATTATCAAACCGCTGGGTTCCGTGTAACCACAGTAGGGCGGTTTCAATTGTGGGGGTCTACAACCGGAGGGCAAAACGCCTGTGCGCGAACTTAACCGAAGGTTCAAAGACCACCGCGGGGTGCCTGTCCGTTTTATCCGCTGGGAACCAGAAACACAACGCGTTATCTACCTGCGTGATGGCTACCCGCACGAATGCTTCAGCCCACTTGAGCATTTCAGGCAAAAGTTCAGGGAGATAACGGACGATCATGAGCACTAAATTAACCGGCTACGTATGGGATGGTTGCGCGGCGTCGGGCATGAAGTTGTCTAGTGTCGCGATCATGGCTCGCCTCGCTGATTTCAGCAGCGATGAGGGCGTGTGCTGGCCGTCCATTGAAACTATTGCTCGTCAGCTTGGCGCAGGGCCGAGCACTATCAGAACGGCAATCGCAAAGCTTGAAAAAGATGGCTGGCTCACGCGTACACAGCGCCGTAATGGAAACCGTAATGCGTCGAACGTGTACCGCCTGAATGTGGCGAAACTTCAGGCTGCTGCATTTTCTCAACTGTCAGATTCTGACACGTCAAAATCTGACGCATCAAAATTTGACGCCTCAAAAACTGACCCGTCGAAATCTGGCAAAAATGGCGGTTTTGACCCGTCAGAATCTGGCGGGGATCCGTCAGTAAAATCAAAACAAGATCCACAATTAACTTCAAAACCCTCTTGTCCGGTTGCAGCGCAACCAGACCCTGAAGTCGTGATTACCGACCAGGCAATTTTGGTTCTGACCCATTTGAACCAGATCAGCGGATCCCGGTATCAGAAATCAAAAACATCCCTGGAGAACATCCGCGCCAGACTGCGTGAGGGATACAGCGTTGCAGACCTGCAACTGGTTATCGACCTGAAGCATGAGCACTGGCACGAGAACGACGAGCAGTACCAGTACATGCGGCCGGAAACTCTGTTTGGCCCGAAGAAATTCGAGAGCTATCTGCAAAGCGCTACCCGCTGGGATCAGAAGGGACGGCCTAAACGAGCTGACTGGGGCGCGAAAAAGCGCGATGTGATGGCTTTTGGTCCGGTTGATACAACGATTCCAGAGGGGTTCAGAGGATGACGTTAAACAAATATTGCCAGGCGCTGGCGGCACTACGTAGCCAACCAGCCCACGAACTGAAAGAAGTTGGCGATCAGTGGCGGACACCGGATCTGCTTTTCTGGGGTATCAACGCGCTATTTGGTCCATTGATTCTGGACTTGTTTGCTGACGACGACAACGCGAAGTGCCCGGCATGGTACACCGCCGAAGATAACGCGCTGACGCAGGACTGGTCTGAACGTCTGGCAGAACTGGGCGGCGCTGGTTATGGCAACCCTCCGTATAGCCGTTCTCAGTACCACGAGAAGCAGGCGATCACCGGCATGACGCACATCATGAAGTACGCAGCAGCCCAGCGCGAGAAGGGCGGTCGCTATGTATTCCTGATAAAAGCCGCGCCGAGTGAAACGTGGTGGCCGGAAGATGCCGATCACATTGTATTCATTCGCGGGCGCATTGGGTTCGATCTGCCTGTGTGGTTTGTACCTGCTGACGAAAAACAGAAACCCACCAGCGCGTTTTTTGCCGGTGCCATAGCTGTATTCGATAAGTCATGGCGTGGTGAGCGGTTCAGCTATATCAACCGCACAGAACTGGAGGCAAAAGGTCGGGCATTTATGGCGCTGGCTCAATTCGCTGTTGGCAAAGAGCCGACAATTGCAATGCGGGCACCCCAGGAGCCAGTCATACCATCGGAAACTGAGTCACGTATCTGGCCTCTCGAGGTTGGTCTGGTGTTTAACCAGGTGGAAGGCGTTGCCGTATTGAGTGAGGCTCAGCAGAACAAGCTGAAAGCCAACATCAATCAACTCTGGCTGGAACGAACTGCCACCAGCGAAATTATCACAATTGCGCGTGGTCTTGTTGGCAGCATGCAGGGGGTAATCCATGCGTGAGATTATCGTTGATAACTTTGCTGGTGGCGGTGGCGCATCAACGGGTATTGAACTGGCGATCGGACGCAGCGTGGATATTGCGATCAACCACGACGAAAACGCCATTGCGATGCACAAGACGAACCACCCGGACACACTGCATTACTGCGAATCCGTATTTGACGTGGATCCGGTAGCCGCCACCGGAGGTAATCCTGTTGGGCTGGCATGGTTTAGCCCGGACTGCCGACACTTCTCGAAGGCAAAAGGCGCAAAGCCTGTGAAAAAAGAGATACGCGGTCTGGCCTGGATTGTTCTGCGTTGGGCACTGGCGAAGCGACCGCGTGTGATGATGCTGGAGAACGTGGAAGAGTTCAAAACGTGGGGACCGCTGCTGGCCGATGAAATGCGTCCGGATCCTGCCCGCACTGGCGAAACATTCAATGCATTTGTCGGCATGCTGTCCACAGGCATTCCTGCTGATCACCCGGCACTGGCTGAGGTTTGTGAGTTTCTGTCTATCGAAAGAGGTAGCGAGCAGGCGCAAAAGCTGGTGGATGGGCTGGGATATGATGTTGATTATCGCGAACTACGCGCGTGTGATTACGGCGCGCCGACGATCCGCAAACGCTTCTTCATGGTTATGCGTTGCGATGGCTGCCCAATCCAGTGGCCTGCTGTCACCCATGGGGATCCTAAGTCTCTGGAGGTGCAGAGCGGCAGGCTGATGCCATGGCGTACCGCTGCGGAATGTATCGACTGGAATGTTTCGGCCCTGTCCATCTTCGACCGCAAAAAACCGCTGGCGGAGAACACTCTGAAGCGGATCGCGCGCGGCATACAGCGCTTTGTTATCGAAAGTGCATCGCCGTTTATTGTGAAGTGCAATCACACGAGCTCAAAAAATGTGTATGACGCTTTTCGCGGACAGTCACTGAATGAGCCATTACAGACCATTACTAAAAAACTCGGCTACGCGTTAGCCGTTCCACACCTGACAAAATTCCGCACTGGCGCAACCGGGCAGCCCGTTACCGAACCTGTCCCGACGGTAACCGCTGGCACATCAAAACGCCCGGGTGGGAATGGGCATGCACTCGGGATTGTTGAGGCTGCACTGACGCCATTCCTGGCGGGTAATGGTGGTAGTGAATACCAGGCTAAACCGCGCCCGCTGGATAAACCTGCTCATACCATTCTGAAGCAATCCCGCGCCTGTCTTGTTGCGCCAGTGATAGCCCGCCAGTTTGGGGCCAGCGTAGGCCATCGGGCAGACGAACCGAGCGCAACCATCACCGCTGGCGGTGGCGGTAAATCTCAACTGGTAACGTCTACGCTGATCCAGATGGGTTATGGCGAACGACCTGGACAAGAACCGCGTGTGCTGCGGCTGGATAACCCGCTGGGGACCGTTACTGCAGGTGGAAATAAATTCGCGACTGTGAGCGCGTTCCTGGCGAAACACTACGGCGGTAACTACACGGGACCGGGTGTCAGTATGGATGAACCCGCGCACTCAGTGACCACTGTCGACCATCATGCAGTAGTTGCCTCTCATCTGGTGAAACTGCGTGGAACATGCCGCGACGGGCAACGCCTTGATGTTCCCATGCCAACAATCACCGCTGGTGGCCAACACGTGGGTGAGGTACGCACATTTCTTGAGACGTATTGCGGGGAAAGTGACGATGAATGGCTGGTAACGATCGATGGGGTTAAATACCAGATCGTTGATATCGGAATGCGCATGTTGCAGCCGCATGAACTCTACAAAGCGCAGGGCTTCCCGGATGGATACGTTATTGATCAGGACTACCGTGGAAATCGCTATGCAAAAGATAAGCAGGTAGCCCGCTGCGGTAATGCGGTACCACCACCATTCGCCAGGGCGCTGGTGGAGGCAAATCTTCCGGAACTGTGTGCAGTGCAACAGCAGGAGGTGGCATGAAACTTGTGCTCCCGTTCCCTCCAAGCGTGAACACGTACTGGCGCGCCCCTAATAAGGGGCCGCTGGCCGGTCGTCACCTCATTAGCGCTGATGGTCGTAAATACCAGAGCGCTGCCTGCGTGGCGATCATTGAGCAATTACGACGTCTCCCGAAGCCATCGACTGAACCGGCAGCGGTAGAAATCACTCTGTACCCGCCGGATGCGCGCCGCCGGGATATCGATAATTACAACAAAGCCCTGTTTGACGCGCTGACGCATGCGGGTGTCTGGGAAGACGACAGCCAGATTAAGCGCATGCTGGTGGAGTGGGGACCCGTAGTGCCGAAAGGTCGGGTAGAGATAACGATCAGCAGATATGAACCGGCGGGTGCAGCCGCCTGATATGGAGAAAAGTATGAGCCAATTAGCAACAACAGCATTAACCATGTCCAGCAGCGATATTGCTGAGCTGGTGGAATCACGACATGACCATGTTAAACGGTCCATTGAACGCCTGGCAGAGCGCGGTGTTATTGAACTCCCCCCAATGGGGGAAGTTAAAAATCACCTCAATCAGTCGGTATCGGTTTATCTGATAGGGAAGCGGGACAGTTATATCGTTGTCGCGCAGCTGTCGCCGGAGTTTACCGCGCGTCTGGTTGATCGCTGGCAGGAGCTTGAGCAGGCACAGCAGCAGACGATTCCTCAATCATTCTCTGAAGCCCTACGTCTTGCAGCTGACCTTGCTGAACAAAAACAGCAGTTGACTAACGAACTGGCTGCCGCGGCGCCGAAGGTAGCGTTTGTTGATCGGTACTGTACAGCCAGTGGGTCAATGTCATTCCGCCAGGTGGCAAAACTGCTTAAGGCCAAAGAGCCAGATCTGCGGTTATTCCTCCTTGAGAACGACATCATGTATCGCCTTGGCGGAACGATGACCCCACGGCATCAGCATATTGATGCGGGCCGTTTTGAAGTGAAAACCGGCACATCCGTAACCTCAAATCATGCATTCAGCCAGGCACGTTTCACGGCGAAAGGCGTGCGCTGGATTGGTGGACTGTGGGCAGAACACATTGCCAGGGGGCAGGTCGCGTGAGAGCTCTGCTTACCCCCGAGATCGCCCATCGTATGGGGATTGTGCTGTTCCGTCCCGGTGCGGAATTGATGCACCTCTTCATGCGTGGTCGCGTTCTGCTCGAGCCTGAACCAGAAGAAATGGCGTCATTCAGTACCGGGGCTGTTCCGGCAGCCATTCAGCCGCTGGCTGATGATCCGGTAATGCGGCAGGTCTTCGAGAATGAGAGGGTTATTCAGCGTGCCGGTGGGCTTCCTTCCCTTGAGCAATGGTTGAGTAATCGGTTTGAATGCCAGTGGCCACATTCAACGTGGCACGACAAGAACTTCACAACAATGCGGCACCCACCAGGAAGTATTCGCCTGTGCTGGCATTGCGATCACACTTTGTCGGGGCAGCATACCGAACAGCTTGCAGGTATAGCGGCAGGAAACCTGGTATCCTGGATTCTGGAAGTCATTCGGCGTGATTCTGGTTTTCCCGAGTCGCATATCCTGACGCTTCCGGAACTGTGCTGGTGGATGGTCAGAAACGACCTGGCTGATGTTATTCCGGAAAGCGTTGCGCACAAAGGGCTGCGCCTTCCGGATGAGAAGATCCGTTCTGTCATGAGGGAAAGCGACATAGTGCCTTCCTCGTCAGCAACCAGACTCGTGCAGGAGAAGGCGAAGAAGATCCTCACGCTCTCTGTTGATCCGGAGTCGCCAGAGTCTTTCATGCTCAGGCCAAAACGTCGCCGCTGGATAAATGAGACGTACACCCGCTGGGTTAAAACACAACCCTGTGAGTGTTGCCGACGGCCAGCAGATGATCCGCACCATATCGTAGGGCACGGTATGGGGGGGACAGCAACAAAAGCCCATGACCTCTTCGTGATCCCTCTGTGCAGAGAGTGCCACGACGAGTTACACGCCGACGTACCGGCATTCGAGCAGAAGCATGGTACGCAGCTTGAGCTGCTACTGCGTTTTATGGATCGGGCGCTGGCGATCGGCGTAATTGCGAAAGCTTAAGTGTATGGAGCGCAAAGAAGCATGAATCACCAAGACCTGAATTTTGTAAGAATAGAATTGCGCCGCGCGCTACCTGACCTCTCTGGGGGAACAAAAGGGCAGCTTGAGGCTTTCAGTGAACACCCACCAGCAGACAAAAATGCCACCCCGCGCCGTGGAATTCATCTCGTCGAACTCGAAGGAGATAAGGGGCCACGCTTTGTTAACTCACTTTCCGCGCCACTGTATGTGCTGGAAACACGCAGCCGCCGCAGGCCAATGCCGCCGATAAAAGATGCGGAATTTGAGTCCGCGCCGTGGCGTAGGGCAGTGTCCGCGCTTAGTGGATACCAGCAGGCCTGGTTGCGGTACTGCTACGGTTTTGACCTTAGCTATAAGCACCAGGTAATGATGTGTGAATACGTCTGGAAAACTTATCAGAAATGCCTGGGTGAAAACTCGCTTCAGGAGCGTGTAGTAAAGAAACTGATAGGTCTGGTATGGCTGGCAGGGCAGGAAATTGCCGCAACCAGAAATAATGAAACCTATAAAGACTATGCTGGTGCAGCGTTGGCCCGCATGGTTAGCGTTGACCGTTCAACATGGTTGCGTGTTTATTCAGGGCACTGGGCTGGGTTAAAGGCCGCTTTTATCCAGCTTGACGAATCTGCGTTGGCCATGGCACTTGAATACTATGAGGAAGAAGAAACCCTCAAAGTGGCAGAAATGTGAACTAAATTTCACTATCTCCTTCAAACGCGCTTGCAAAATGCAACAAAATAAGCCATATTTGAAGCATATTTGATATGTTGCCAAAGTTTTATAAACCCGCCGATGAGCGGGTTTTTTTATGGCAAATCAGTCATGCACGGCGCATAAAGGCGCTGGCGGTCGCAGAATGGAATTCTTCTCTTGCTGGTATCACCAACCAGAGTTATCTGTATGTCACGCAACTAATTTTAGGTAAAAGACATGCTAAATCAGGAAGATATGACAGAAACGGCAAAGGCTGTTTTCAATGAACTAAGCGATAAACCAGCAACGGCTGGGGAGATTGCACAGAATACCCACCTCAGCCGCGAACGTTGCCAGCTCATACTCACGCAGCTGGTGATGGCTGGGTTATCTGATTACCAGTTCGGATGTTATAAACGCCTCCAGTAATGGGGGCTTTCTGCTGTGGAAATGGGCGGCTGGTGGGTGTTAGCGCACCCGGCCAGCCATCAGCTCATGCTTTCAGGTCACAAGCTAACCAAGGCCCACTGCTTTAGCGCAAAAGCAACGTGAGCCTATCAGAGTTATGCTTACTGATCTATGAAAAATACTGTAAAAATAAACAGTGCTGAGTTAATCAACGCTGATAGCCTGCATTACGTCGCCACCCTCCCGGATAACTCTATTGATCTGATAGTTACGGATCCGCCGTACTTCAAAGTGAAGCCCAACGGCTGGGACAACCAATGGAAGGGGGACGAGGACTACTTACGCTGGCTTGATAGCTGTCTGGCTGAGTATGCTCGCGTTCTTAAATCTGCTGGCAGCATTTACCTGTTTTGCGGTCACCGACTGGCCTCAGATATAGAGATTATGATGCGTGCCCGGTTCAACGTTTTGAATCACATCATTTGGGCAAAACCATCGGGCCGTTGGAATGGATGTAATAAAGAAAGCCTGCGTGCGTACTTTCCATCTACGGAACGGATTTTGTTTGCTGAGCACTATCTTGGGCCGTACACAGGTAAAGAGGATGTTTACGAAAGGAAAAGCACAGAGCTAAAGCAGCACATTATGACGCCGCTGATTGATTACTTCCGTAATGCCCGTGAATCACTGGGTGTCAGCTCGAAAGAAATAGCTGAGGCAACCGGAAAGAAAAACATGGCGTCACACTGGTTTGGTGCAAGCCAATGGCAACTACCAAATGAAGTGGACTATAGAAAATTGCAGGAACTGTTCACGCGGATCGCTATCGATAAGCACATTCAGCAGAAGCTTGAACATCCTCACCATCAGCTGGTAGCCACCTATCAGTCATTAAACCGCAAGTATTCAGAATTGCTGGAGGAATACAAAACCCTCCGGCGCTGCTTCTCTGTTTCCGCTCTTGTTCCGTATACCGACGTATGGACGCATAAGCCTGTGCAGTTTTATCCAGGCAAACATCCATGCGAAAAACCTGCCGACATGCTGAAGCAGATCATTAGCGCCAGCAGCAGACCAGGGGATATCGTTGCCGATTTCTTTATGGGCTCAGGTTCAACTGTGAAAGCTGCAATAGAACTTGGTCGTCGGGCGATCGGGGTAGAACTGGAAGCTGACAGATTTATTCAGACCACCGAAGAGGTGGAAAAATTGATCAAAACATAACGATCATCACGCCTCTGTGGATGTGGTGATCACCATTTTCAGGCACCGGGAATCATCCTTACTTTTATTTGAACAAAAGAGCCCGGTTGCCTGATTCCACATCCCCTCATTTCTGAGAGGAATCACAGCAATTAAGAGGGGGCTAAATGTCCGATCCGATTTCCGGTACTGGGCTGGCTGGTGGTGTCCTGACGGGAGCCAGCGTCTATGGATTTCTGTCCGGAACCGATTATGGTGTGGTGTTTGGCGCATTTGCCGGGGCTGTATTTTACATTGCAACCGCAGCGGATCTAAGTGCAGCACGCCGACTGGCATATTTTCTGGTTTCGTATATCGCGGGGATCCTTTGTTCCGGGCTGGTGGGTTCAAAGCTGGCTCAGGCTACCGGCTACAGTGATAAACCACTGGATGCCATTGGCGCCGTAATCGTTTCTGCTTTAGCCGTCAAAATCCTGACGTTCCTGAATAATCAGGATGTCGGCTCGCTGGTGGCGCTGATAACGCGCCGGGGAGGTTCAGGTGGTACAAAATGACCCATCGGCAACTTTAAATGCATTGCTTTGCGCTGGGGTAGTGCTGACCCTGATGTTTTATCGTCGAGGCGATTCGCGACATCGACCATGGATATCTCGCCTGGCGTGGCTGCTTACGGTCATCTATAGCGCGGTTCCGCTGGCATATCTGTGCGGTATCTACCCTTATTCATCGTGGGCCACTATCGGGGCCAACATTATTTTCCTGTCTGTGCTGGTCGCTGTCAGAGGCAACGTGGCACGCCTGGTTGATCATCTGAGGCAATAATGAACCAATCACAATTTCAGCAGGCGGCTGGTATCAGCGCCGGGCTTTCTGCACGCTGGTTTCCGCACATTGATGCGGCAATGAAAGAGTTTGGAATCACAGCAGTTAACGATCAGGCCATGTTCATTGCGCAAGTTGGGCATGAATCTGCTGGTTTTACCTCGCTGGTCGAGAGCTTCAACTACTCGGTAGACGGGCTAAAGAAAACCTTTGGTAAACGCCTGACACCGTATCAGTGTGAAATGCTGGGGCGAGTAGATGGTAAGCAGGTGGCCCACCAGCCGCAAATAGCCAATCTGGTTTATGGTGACCGCATGGGGAATAACAGCCAGGGTGATGGCTGGAAATATCGTGGTCGTGGCCTGCTTCAAATCACCGGCCGCGAGAACTACGCCAAATGCGGTGCGGTGCTGAAGCTTGATCTGATCAGCACACCAGAGTTGCTGACACAGGATAAGCATGCCGCCCGTTCTGCTGCATGGTATTTCACATTACGTGGTTGCCTGATGTATTCAGGTGATGTTGTCCGTGTAACGCAGATCATTAACGGTGGCCAGAATGGACTGGCTGACAGAAATAGTCGTTATAACAAAGCGCGGGCGGCGTTGCTGGTATGACAGCGGTTTTTGCTTTTGTTAAGGCGCGGTGGAAAACAATCATAGTTTTGCTGATGTTGGCTGGTGCATTTCTTGCCGGGAATATCTGGAGTGAGCGGGGCTGGCAAAAGAAGTGGGCTGACCGTAATAGCATGGAATCTTCACAGGAAGCGAACGCGCAAACTGCCGCACGCTGGATTGAACAAGGGCGCATAATTGCCCGTGATGAGGCTGTAAAAGATGCACAAGCACAAGCCGCTAAATCTGCTGCCACTGCTGCTGGCCTGTCTGCCACTGTTAGCCAGTTGCGCACCGAAGCAACAAAGCTTGCCGCCCACCTGGACGCCGCAAAGCACACCTCAGATCTTGCCGCTGCCGTCAGAAGCAAAACAGCCGGAGCCGACGCCGCAGTGCTCGCCGACATGCTCGGACGCCTTGCAGAAGAAGCTCGATATTATGCTGAGCGATCTGACGAAAGCTACCGGGCTGGAATGACATGTGAGCGTGTTTACGACTCAGTGAGAGAGTCAAACAATAGCAGGTAATCTCCGAGAGTAAGGGACAATGCTATGTGATACATCGTGATTATTCGTTAGACTTCTCTTACCGTTAGGGATGAGGTCACCAAATGAAAATCAGATATGTAATTGCGTTAACATTATCATTGCTCGTTGCCGGTTGTGATAACGCGCCAAAGTTTGATGGTTCAAGCCAGGAGTCACTTCGATACTCAGCAGAGAAGGTATTCGAACCTTTGTCTGAAGAGAAGAAAGCTGAACTAAAGACAGCTATTATCGATACGCTGAATTACTACGACACCCAGGCAGAGCTAACCAACGACAAAAGCTATTCGTCGAATAATATGCGGCTGGTTGTATTAGATGGGAAGACTGCCGATCAGGTTGTTTCTGAGGCAGCCAGCTATCGAGATAAAAAAGAGAAACTCGAGAAGAAATATTTACATAATCAATGATAAGAGGCCGCATTTAGCGGCCTTTTTCATACCTATTAATTGATAATCACTATCATTTGCGCGGGTCCTCCTGGCGATTCTGAACACCGAGGGGGCGAGGACACGCGGAAAACGGCTGGTTTTTTGCATTTTATCGACATCATCATCATTCCCTTAACTTGTTGATATTTCAGTCGTGAAATTATTCACGATGTCGAAATGGTTAAATATTGTTCATCATCATGGATAACGAACTGAAGAACCTTCGCCTCAACATCAATCAACTGGCAGCGGTGACCGATCTTCATCGTCAGACGATCGCAAGCAGGCTGAATAATGTTGAGCCCGCTCCAGGCAGTAATTCTCGTCTCAAGCTTTATTCTGTTGTCGATATTCTCCGGGAACTGCTGGGCCGAACCACGGCACCCGAGCTGGTGGATATCGATAAGATGTTACCGCCGGATCGTAAGGCGTGGTTTCAGTCCGAACGCGAGAGGCTTAAATTCCAGCAGGAAACAGGTGAGTTAATCCCGGCATCGACAGTTACCCGAGAATTTTCATCGATGGCAAAAGCCGTCGTTCAGGTGCTGGAAACGCTGCCGGATATTCTTGAACGTGATTGTGCGATGACGCCTGCAGCTGTCGTTCGGGTTCAAAAAGTCATTGATGACCTGCGGGATCAGATAGCCCTGAAGGTTGAGCAGGCAGATACGCCGGAACAGGAGGACAGTTCGCCAGAAGAGGAGTAAGCCATGCGACAGGCCACGGCGGCGGAGCTAAGAAAAAACACTGCCGGGATCATCAGAGCACCGCGTCGAATGCCTGTAGCCGAAGCCGTACATAAATATATGCGTGTTCCGGTCGGCGTGGGTAACTCCGTTGAGTGGGATCCTAATCTTGCCCCTTATGTTGTGGAGCCGATGAACTGCCTGGCATCACGCGAATATGATGCTGTCATTTTTGTTGGCCCTGCCCGAACGGGTAAAACCATTGGTCTGATTGATGGCTGGGTGGTGTACAACGTTGTCTGTGATCCGTCTGACATGCTCATCATTCAGATGACGGAAGAAAAAGCGCGCGAACACTCAAAAAAACGTCTGGCCCGAACATTTCGTGTCAGCCCGGAGGTTGCATGCCGGCTGAGTCCTTCACGCAATGACAACAACGTGCATGACCGGACTTTCCTTGCCGGGAACTACCTGAAGATAGGCTGGCCGTCTATCAACATCATGTCGTCCTCAGATTTTAAGTGTGTGGCTCTGACGGATTACGATCGCTTCCCAGAAGATATCGACGGGGAAGGGGACGGATTTTCGCTTGCTTCAAAACGTACCACCACCTTTATGTCGGCGGGGATGACGCTGGTCGAGAGTTCACCGGGCAGGGAAATAACCAATACGAAGTGGCGGAGAAAGTCACCTCACGAAGCCCCTCCCACGACCGGGATCCTGTCTTTATATAACCGCGGCGATCGTCGTCGCTGGTACTGGCCATGTCCACATTGTGGGGAATATTTCCAACCGGCCATGGAGGCGATGACAGGCTACCGGGAAACGTCTGACCCGGTAAAAGCCAGTGAAGCGGCGCATATTGAATGTCCGCATTGTAGCGGCATGATTACCGCCGACAGGAAGCGGGAACTGAACGGAAAGGGTGTCTGGTTGCGAGAGGGACAGACTATCGACCGTGAGGGCAACATCACCGGAGAAGCCCGACGCTCGCGCATTGCCTCGTTCTGGATGGAAGGACCAGCGGCGGCATACCAGACATGGGCGCAACTGGTTTACAAATTACTGACGGCGGAGCAGGACTATGAGGCCACCGGCAGCGAAGAAACGCTCAAGACGGTAATTAATACGGACTGGGGGCTGCCTTATCTTCCCCGTGCAGCCAGTGAGCAGCGACGTGCTGACGTGCTGATGCTGCGGGCAGAAGACTATGGCAAACGACTTGTGCCGCCGAAAGTCCGTTTTCTTCTGGCTTCGGTGGATGTGCAGGGTGGGAAGAAGCGCCGTTTTGTCGTCCAGATCATCGGGTACGGTGAAAACGGCGAACGCTGGCTGGTGGACCGCTATAACATCCGCCAGTCCCTGCGTTGTGATGAAAATGGTGAGGCACAGCAGGTGCATCCCGGATCCTATCCGGAAGACTGGCAACTGCTCATCACGGATGTCCTCGAAAAAACCTATGCGTTGCAGTCAGACCCTTCGCGACGGATGCCCATTCTTGCAATGGCTGTCGACAGCGGCGGGGAAGATGGGGTTACGGATAACGCCTATAAATTCTGGCGCCAGTGTCGTCGTGACGGACTGGGTAAACGGGTTTACCTGATAAAAGGTGACAGCACCCGACGCCAGAAAATCATTACTAAAACGCACCCTGACAACACAGGCCGAAGCGATCGCCGGGCGGATGCGCGTGGTGAGGTTCCGGTATATCTGTTGCAGACAGACCTGCTAAAAGATCAGCTCAGTAACAACCTTGAGCGTGAAACACCCGGTGCCGGGTATATCCATTTTCCTGACTGGCTGGGGGAGTGGTTCTACGAAGAACTGACCTACGAAGAACGCGGTACGGACGGAAAATGGCGCAAACCCGGAAAAGGTAATAACGAAGCCTTTGACCTTTTCTGTTATGCCCACGCCGTCGCTGTCCTGCGTGGTTATGAAAAAATCCGGGACTGGGAACAGCCCCCGGCATGGGCAGCTGCTCAGGAGAGTAATTCAAACATCATTGACGGGGAACGCCCCAGGGAGATTGCTGTGAAAAAAGCGGTACCTGTACGTTCGTCTCCTGTTTCTGTAACTGAACAGCCCAGCCCGCTTTCTGGTGGCTGGCTGGGTGTCAGTGACAACGGAGGCTGGCTGTGACGAAATCAGAAATTCAGCAGATGCTGGTAACTCTGCGCCAGGCTTACCGGGATTCTCTGGACGGTAAAAGCGTGTCATTCACGGGGGTTAATGGCCGGGCAATTACCAACCATGACCCCAAAGCCCTGCGTGACGAGCTTGAATACTGGGAAAGGCGCTGGCGCGCTGTCTCAAACCGCAACGGCTCGTTCAAACTCGCTAACTTTCTGTAAGGCAAATCATGGGATTTTTTGAAAAGGCACTGGGCGCAATATCGCCCGGGTGGGCGGCATCACGCGCACAAAACCGACTCAGACTCAGAGCCTATGAGGCAGCAAATCCGACTCGGCTGCATAAGGGGAAACGTGAATCCCGGTCAGCGGACACCGCTGTATTTGCAGCCGGTACTTCATTACGAGAGCAGGCCCGCTGGCTTGATGAAAACCATGATCTGGTGATTGGTCTTTTTGACAAGATGGAGGATCGGGTTATCGGTGCTCACGGGATCCACGTTGAGCCGCAGCCGCTTGATCTTGAGGGTAATCTCCACTCTGAGTTTGCTGGTCAGTTATCCGCGCTCTGGGCGGAATGGTCGGTTCGTCCGGAAGTGACCGGGATGTTTACCCGTCCGGAAGCAGAGCGGCTTTTGTTACGTTCAGCACTGCGTGATGGTGAAGTGTTTACACAGATGGTGCGGGGAAATGTAGCCGGTTTGCAGCATTCAACCCAGGTACCGTTTTCTCTTGAACTGCTGGAGGCGGATTTTGTTCCGTTTAACCTGAACAGTACCTCCGGGCAGCAGATCCGCCAGGGGATTATTGTCAATGCCTGGGGGCGACCGACGGGCTACAGAGTTTATAAGAACCATCCTGCCAGTTTTGCGGGACTCAATGCTGATTTAAAAACTGTTTCGGCTGACAGCATGCTGCACCTGGCTATGCGTAAACGGCTTCACCAGTTAAGGGGAATCAGCCTCATCCATGGCGTGATCACCCGACTCTCCGATATTAAGGATTATGAAGAGAGTGAGCGCGTGGCGGCACGTATTGCGGCGGCGCTGGGTTTCTATATCAAACGTGGGGATGCTCAGTCTCTTGATACAGAAACCGAGTTTTCAACACCGGGTGGACAGCGCCATTACGATATTGCGCCGGGGATGATTTATGACGAGCTAAAGCCAGGCGAGGATCTGGGCATGGTGGAGTCGAATCGCCCGAATGTTCATCTGTATGAGTTCAGGAATGGTCAGATGCGCGCTGTTGCGGCGGGGACACGTGGCAGTTATTCCAGCATCGCGCGGGATTACAACGGTACCTACAGTTCACAGCGGCAGGAACTGGTAGAGAGTTTTGAAGGTTACAACGTTCTGCAGCAGTGGTTTGTTGGGCAGCAAAGCCGTCCTGTATACCGAAACTGGCTGGCAATGGCGTTGCTCAGCGGCGTTACCATCCCCAAAGATGTCGACAAAAAATCCCTTTATAACGCGCTCTATCTTGGGCCAGTCATGCCGTGGATTGATCCGGGAAAAGAGGCTGCTGCCTGGAAGGCTATTGTCCGTGGAGGGGCAGGCACAGAAGCCGAATGGACGCGCGCACGTGGTCAGAATCCGCAGGAGGTGAAACGTCAGCGTCTCCGGGAAACCCAATTCAACCGAGAAAACGGGCTGGTGTTCGACTCAGACGCCGCCAACGATAAAGGAGTGCTCCCTGATGCAGCAAATGATAAGCCCGCCCCGTCGCGGGACGATGATTAATCCCCGCGCCAGTGTGGCTGGTATCGATGCCGCAAACGGTCAGTGCTGGTATGAGATTCGCGCACTGGCTGCAGGGCGTGTGGAAATATTTCTCTATGACGTGATCGGCGGCTGGGGGATTACCGCTCAGCAGTTCGTCTCCGACTGTAAGGAGGCCGGGGTGTTTGAGGCCAGCGCTGTCGATCTACATATCCACAGCCCGGGCGGCGATGTGATGCAGGGATTTGCCATCTTTAACACCTTGTCCCGTCTGAAGGCGAAGCTGGATATCTGGGTGGACGGCGTGGCTGCCAGTATGGCTTCAATGATTGTCTGCCTGCCCGGTGCCACGGTGCATATGCCGGAAAACGCCTGGCTGATGGTACACAAGCCGTGGGGCGGGATCGCCGGGGATTCCGATGATATGCGTGATTACGCTGCCTGGCTTGATCGTAATGAAGCGCTGATGCTCAGTGCCTACATGAACAAGACCGGGCTGGGGCAGGAAGAACTGGAGGCGATGCTGAAAGCTGAAACCTGGCTTAATGGCGCGGAGGCGGTGGAAAAAGGTTTCGCTGACACGCTTGAACCAGAACTGCAGGCCGCGGCCTGTGTGAATCAAAATAAACTGAAGGATTATCAGAATATGCCAGAACAGATTAAAAACCTTTTTGGGCCGCGTGCCGAAGGCCCTGCAAGTCAGCCGCAACCCGCACAAAACCCGGCGCCGCAGGCCGCAAATAACCCACCGGCACAGCAACCCACCCAGCAACCGCTGGCAGGAAATATCGACATTACCGCGCTGGCCGCCCAGCTCCAGCAGCAGATGCAGGCGGCGAATACTGAACGAGTAAGCGCAGTTTCCGCTGTGTTTGATGCGTTTCCTGCTTTCGGCTCGCTGAAAGCAGAATGCATCACGGATATTTCCTGCTCAGCGGAACAGGCCCGCACCAAATTGCTCAATGCGCTGGCGGCAGGCACTACCCCGAGTGCCGGACCGGGTGCAGTTCACATCCATGCGGGTAACGGGAACATTGTTGGTGATTCCATTCGTGCGGCGGTAATGAACCGTGCGGGCTATGCGCAGGCGGAAAAAGATAACGCCTACAACGGGTATACCTTGCGCGAACTGGCCCGCGCCTCGCTGGTGGATCGTGGTATCGGTATTTCTGGTGTCGGTACCGCACAGGCGATGGTTGGGCTGGCGTTCACCCACAGCAGCAGTGATTTCGGCAATATCCTGATGGATGTGGCGCATAAGGCGGCATTGCTTGGCTGGGATGAGGCCAGCGAAACATTCGAACAGTGGACCCGTAAAGGCACACTGACCGATTTCAAAACCGCACACCGCGTTGGCCTGGAGTCACTGGCATCGCTGCGTAAGGTTCGCGCCGGGGCGGAATATAAATATGTCACCATTAAAGATCGCGGTGAGCCGATTGCACTGGCCACCTATGGTGAGCTTTTCAGCATTGACCGCCAGACTATCATCAACGATGACCTGGATATGCTGACGCGTATCCCGCAGGCAATGGGGCTTGCTGCGCGAGCTACTGTAGGCGATCTGGTCTGGGCTGTACTGACCAGCAACCCGAAAATGTCGGACGGTAAGCCGTTGTTCCACGCCGATCATGGCAACCTTGTTGCAGCCGATCTGAGTATTGAAGGGCTGGATACTGCACGTAAGGCAATGCTGCTGCAAAAATCCGGCGATCGTCGTCTGAATATTCGTCCGGCCTACATGCTGACGCCAGTGGCAATTGAGTCACGGGCAAACCAGCTGATTAAGTCCGCCAGCGTACCTGGCGCAGACGCGAACAGCGGGATCGTTAACCCGATCCAGAACTTTGTGACAGTGGCTTCTGAGGCCCGCCTGGATGACAGCAGCCCGACGGATTTTTACCTGACTGCTGCGCAGGGGCGCGACACCATTGAAGTGGCCTATCTGGACGGTATCGACACGCCGTATCTGGAGCAGCAGCAGGGCTTTACTGTGGACGGTGCCGCATTCAAGGTGCGCATTGATGCGGGTGTGGCCCCGCTTGACTGGCGCGGGCTGGTTAAAGTCACCAAAAAATAACGACCGCCGCCTGGCGGTTTTTTTATCCCTGAAGGCGGCGCTGGTCGCCTTTTCCTTTTATGGAGAAAAAACATGGCGAATAACTATCAGCAGGACGGTACCACACTGGATTATCACAATGCGGGTGTTGATGCCGTTTCATCCGGTGCGCTGGTGGCGGTCGGCGGAATTGCCGGGGTGGCACACAGCGATATTCCTGCTGGCGAGTGGGGAACACTGCATATGGCCGGTGTTTTTGTGCTGCCTAAAGCGGCAGAAGAAATTGCGGCTGGCCAGAAACTGTATCTGGCTGGCGGCAAGCTGACGGTGGCAAAAGGCGATGATGCAACGCCAAACCCGGTTGTTGGTTCCGCCTGGGGAGCAGCTGAGGCGGATGGTGCTGATGTTGCCGTCCGCCTGGGGTTCTGATGAGCCGGTTCCGGGAGCGTTTGGCTAAAGCAGATGCCCGGATTAACCGGGCGTTTGCCGAAGAAGTCCCTGCATGCCTGCAAACGGGTGAAGGCCCGCGTCTGGTGACCGTGATTTTTGAATCACCGGATGCGCTGTCGGGTGTACCGGGCGGCGGGGAAATTCAGAACCATTCCCCGGCGTTCAGTGCAATGACTGCGGATATTTCCGGTCTCGAAAAACATGACGGTGTGGTTATCAATACCATCCCTTACCGGGTGACACATATCGGCGCGGATGAAGAAGGGCGGACCCGCGTCACGCTGGCATATGGGGAACCCGGCAAAACACAGCCTCAGATCGATAAATGGAGCTGATATGGCGCGGGAGTCTCGACTGCGGCGGGATTTACCCGTCGATATTGATGTGGATGTTATCTGGCGAATTGCGGACAGTATCGGTGCGACGCAAAAACAGTTCCGTGCAGCATACTCGCGCGCGCTCAGACGTACTGCCGCCACGCTGCGAAAGAAAGCGATGGCGGATCTGAAAGACGGGCTGGCCCCACGCAGTATGGATCTGGTCCGGCGCCGTCTGCTGTCTTTTCGTCTGGACAGGGGATCACAACTGGATAATTTCCGGCTCTGGTTCGGGCTGAATGCCATTAAGGTGAAAGACCTTAAAGGACGAATCAACGGGCGGCTGCGACCGCACCATACCCGGCGTGACCGCAACACGGGGCGTTTTATTAAAGCGCGCCGCCAGGCAGAAAACGCCGGATTTTCCCCGAAAGGTAATCTGCTGAGCGAACGGTCGTTTGAAAACGGGGAGGTGTCCCGTTCAAAACGGGATAATCGCCGGACGGTGGTTATTCGCGATCCCCAGACCCGCCGGACACGCGAAGCAGAAATAGATATCTACGAACCGATGCTGAACTACATCGAAGACAACGCATTTGCGGAAGCGATGGAGATTTTTATGCATCACTTTGAAACCGACATTCGCGGGCGCGTAAAAGCCCGTATTTCTGTCTGAGGTAACGAACGATGGCCGAGCCACTGTTACTGGGGCGGTATCACGATGCTGTGACTGACGCATTAAAAAAAATCGGATGGGTGCGTGATGCCGGTGCGTATCCGGAACGAAATGTTCCCCGCTTTTCGGGCCTGACCACGCCCGCGGTGTATTTCTCGATTAACAGCTGGGAACAGGGTGGAGGTAATGAGGGGCAACTGAGCGTTAATTTAACCTGTGATCTCTTCGTGGTGGTGGATGCCGCCGGATCGGGTGTGAGTCAGCCTGAGATTTTTGTCAGAACCGCTGCGGCCGATATTACCCAGTGGATTGACGGGCAGCAGTTTGGTCTGGGCCATATTGAGCCTGCGGTATTCACCACGGCTGAACGTGATGAGTTTGATCCGCGAATGGATGATTATCTGGTCTGGCGTATTTCATTCACCCAGGCGGCTGCATTTGGTACTGACCCCTTTGCACACAATGGCATGCCTCTGCAGCAGGCCTGGCTGGGTGCTGCACCTGATACGGGCCGTAATCACGTGGATGACTATCAGCTTATCTGGGAGGCTCAGCCCGATGAGTGATATAGAAGGCGACCTGCAGCGCAGACTGGCGAACCTTGTCCGGCGCGGTGTTATTCATTCCGTCAGGCACGATCGCATCCCAAAATGCCGGGTGGATTTGGGGGATATCATCACGACCTGGCTGCCGTTGTGCCAGGGGTTTTCAGGAACCAACCGTGCTGATTCAAATCCTTATGCCGTGGGGGATGCGGTTACGGTCCTGTCCGAAGCCGGAGAACTCAACAACGGACGGGTGTTTCCCGGCTGGAACACAGGAAAGCTGCCGGTGCCGGAAGGAAGTGACAGCGAACACATTACGCGTTACAGCGACGGGACCGAGATCCGTTATGACAGGAACGCGCATGCCCTGACGATTACGCTGGCTGATGGTGGAACTTACAAAATTGTCGGTAAAGGCACGCTGGATGGTCCGGTTGAAATTACCGATACCCTGACAGTTCAGGGCAAAACCCAGATTAATGCTGACACGTCGGTTGCAGGGAATATCGGGGCGTCAAAGGAGATAACGGACAAATCCGGCAGCATGAGCAAGATACGTGAAGTCTTTAACAACCACGATCACCGCGGCGACAGCGGCGGGCTCACCGATAAACCTAATCAGAAAATGTGACCTGCTGCGGCAGGTTTTTTTATGCCTGGAGAAAAAACATGTCTCAGTTACATGGCGTTGAAACTATTGAACTCACCTCGGGTACGGTGGCGGTTACCACGATTCAGACCGCCATTATCGGCCTGGTGGGAACGGCACCTGATGCGTCGGGGGGAACAGCCGCATCGGGATCATCCGGTACACCCATTCTCGATAACGTTATCGACTTCACTGCAACCATTAAGGGGCGGGAAGGCAATGTCATCAATGTCGCTGCGCTGGCCGGACAGCCGGCAGCCGAAAACCCTGCTGCGGTTGTGACGTCAGCAAGCTGGGATCCTGAATCGCTGACACTAAAAATCACGCTGGGTTGTGATGAACAAGGTGTTATCACGGCTAAACCCGGAGACGTTGCTGAGGCTGTCGGTGGTGTTGATGGCGCAAAAGTCAGTGCGAGCGGGCGCGGTGACGGGATTGTCCAGCCCTTCAGCCTGCAATTAGCGGGGGGTGAAGATGAACCCTTTCCACTCAATACGCCGGTGGCGGTCGTCGGCACCACGCTGTTATCCCGCCTGGGTGAAAAAGGTACGCTGAAACAGGCACTGACAGACATTAACGATCAGCGTAATGCGCTGACGGTGGTGGTGCGTGTGGCAGATGAAAACGATGTGGCAAAACGACGCGCTGCAGTACTGAAGGGGATCAGCACCCTGTCTTCAGCGAAATCTGTTACCACGTACCAGCCGCGTATTGTGATAGCGCCGGGATTCAGTGAGGACGATGCGGTTGGTAAGGGGCTGGAAACCGTGGCAGGGAAATTGCGCGCCGTTGCATATGTTGACTGCGCCTCCGGTGCGACGCTGCAGGAAGTGGTACAGCGTCGCCAGTCCTATGGCGCACGAACTGAACTGTTGCGCCCGCGGGTACAGGCGAGCGATGCAGATGGCCAACTGGTTTATCGCCCTTACTCTGCGTTTGCTGCCGGGTTACGCGCCCGCATCGACTTTGAAAAAGGCTGGTGGTGGAGCAAGTCAAACCAGGACATCAACAACATCCTCGGTGTTGAGCAGATCGATGAATTTATCCTCGGGGATGAGAACTGCGATGCAAACCTGCTCAACATGCAGAACGTGTCCACCATTATCCGCCGGGCGGGTTTTAAACACTGGGGGAACCGTCTGTGTGCAACCAATCCACAGTGGCGTTTTGAATCTGTCCGCCGTACTGCTGATGTTATTGAGGACAGCATCCAGGAAACCATGCTGGAGTATGTTGACCGCCCACTGGACCGGGAAAATGCGGATGACATTATCGGCACCATCAATGCCTATATGCGGCAACTGGTCGGTCTTGGCGCCATATTCGGTGGGCGGGCCTGGCTGGATGAAGAACTGAACACCGCGGAAACCATGGCGTCGGGTGTCCTGTACATCAATTATGACTTTGGTCCGAAATCGCCGACTGAACTTATCAGCCTGCGCGTCCGGGTGAACAATAACTATGCGCTTGAGGAGATGCTTGCAGCATGAGCGATAAAAACACACTACGCGTCTGGACCTTCTTCCGGCAGGGGATCCGTATTCAGGGGGCGCATGAATTTACGCCGCCGTCTCTGGCTATTGTTAAAACGGATTTGCGTACCGGCGCACAGGATGCGCCAACTCCGGTTGATGACGGCATGGAAGCACTGACCTGTCAGGTTAAATTTTATGGGATAGATACGGATATGCTGGCCAGCTTTGGTTTTGTCAGCGGCAGCCGTTCACGCTTTACGGCTTATCAGGGCTATCTCGGTAACGGCACTGCGCGCGGTACGGTTGAGGAAATCGAGGGGTTTGTACAGACCGTCACGCCGGATGCGCGCAGTAAGGACACGCTTTCCGAAAATGCCGTGACGGTTGATATTGCCGTCAGCTACTACCGTCAGTCACTGGACGGGCGCGAACTGTTTGCCATCGACACAGAGCGTTTCGCCCGCCGGGTTAATGGCGTTGATGTGCTTTCTGGCCTGGCTGCCAAAGTGCGTCTCTGATTTTACTGTTATCCCACCACTGTAACGGCCTGCGGGCCGTTTTTTTATGGAGCATCCTATGAGCTTTCCTGGTGAAACCCGCGTTATAAAACTGTATTCCCCCGTATCACTTGATAATGGGGTCGTGATCGATGAAGTCACCATGCGTGAACCGCTGGTTCGCGATCGCATCACTCATGCCAAAGACCGCGGCAACGAAGAAGAGAAAGAAGCCCGCATGATTGCGCTGCTGTGCAATCTCAGTGAACAGGATCTCTGGCTGATGACGGCGGCAGATTACTCACAGTTGCTGGATGCCTTTAACGTTTTTATGCTCCCGCCCGCGAAGCGACCGAAGGCGGGCTCCTCCGGGCAATAAGATTTCTGGGGCGGCGACTGCATTTTCCGATGACGGAATACCTCGATATGCCGTTCAGCACTTTCTCTGATTTTTTGACCGACGAACTGGAGACGATAAACCATGGGCGGAATAAGCCAGAACCTTAAGGCCGTCATTACCTTTGGCGGAAACCTGGATAATTCATGGAAACGATCTGCAGATGGTCTGCAAAAAAGCCTGAAAGATGTCGGAAAGCAGTCTGAACGACTGACAAAAGACCAGACCAGACTGGCAGCAGAAATCAAACGCGCCAAACTGGCCGGTGAAAGCCTGGGGGATTTGAAGCGCCGCTATACCGATGTTTCCAGGGAAATCCGCAAAACGGAGGCGGAGCAGCAGAAACTGAATGTACAGATGCAAAAAGCACAGCGCATTCAGGCATTCAAAGGAGCCGGTACAGGTCTGTTCCGGCGCGGTCTGGGGATCGCCGGGCAGGTGGGCGGGATGTTTGGATCCGGGCTGGCTATTGGCGGTGGCGGTGTGGTGGCTTCAGCTCTTGGCACACTGATAGCGCCAGCGGCCACCAATGCTGAAACGGCAACCCGCACTAATGTCGCAAAAAGTTACGGCGTGGACGTGGCCACGTTTAATGCCTGGGATTCTCTGGCGAAGCAGTACGACATGAATGCGGAAAACATTGGCGATCTCTTTGAAGAGTATCTGCACAAATCCGGGGAGTATAAACAGAACGGTAAGCAGGGCTCGTTGCAGGATGCGTTTGAAACGCTCGGGTTCAAAGCGGGGGATTTTGCCGGGCTCAGCGATATGGCGCAGTTCGACAAAATTGTTGAACGGGCGCTCAGCCTTCAGGACGAGTCAAAAGCCTCCTTCGCACTGGATTCTCTTTTTGGCGGGGAAGCAAGCAAACTGCTGATGCTTATCAAGCAGTCTGGCCGGAGCTACCGCGACCTGATGGACGAACAGCGGCGCTACAACCTTGTGACCAAAGAGGGGGCTGATGGTGCGGTTGCGGGTAATCAGGCTATCAATAATCTCCGCACTGTTTTCTCTTCTGCGGTCGCAGAAATTTCCGGGCAACTGGGAAATGAACTGGCGCCGGATATCCGTAACCTGACGAATGATCTTGCCGACTGGTTCAAAGGTGGCGGGATCAAACGCATTGTAACTTTCCTGCGAAACGACCTCTATCCCGGCGTTCTGTCGTTCGGGCAGGGGGTGGTTTTTGTCGGGAAAATTATTTACGCGCTGGCTAAAAAACTGTCCTGGCTGCTGCCGGATGACCGTAATGACCAGCGTGACGTCCTCAAAACGCTTGCGGCAAATGGAGTAGAAAGAGCACGTTTCAGGGCAAGCCAGAATGGACAGGGGGAATGGTTTGACCAGCAACTGAAAGAGCGTCCTGACCTGCCGCAAGAGGTTAAACACTCCTGGGAATCCACCCGGGGACTGTTTGGCTTTGATTCTGATGATGAGACATTTAACAAATCGCTTGATAAATATCTGTCACCTGAAGGTGGCGATTCGCTTTTAAACTGGAATGCGGCACTACAGCAAAACAAGGAGCATGTAGCGCAACTCGTTGAAGAGGAACCGGAAAGCAGTACCGGAGCTTGGGATAAATATCCAAACGCTTTCCTTCTTCCCACCGGGCAGCAGGACAGACATGTTACTACAACAGACAGATCACCTGCCGAGCCTGTGATTCTGAAAGACGAGAGCACGGGCGGTTACTGGGAAAGTCTGCTTCAGAAAATGGATGTACTGGATAAGCAGCCGCCATCACGGCAGATAACCGATAACCGCAAATTTGAGTACCACTTCGAAATTAATGCCGCGCCGGGACAGGATGAGAAAGCCATTGCCGATGAAGTGACCACGGTGACGAAAAACAATTCTGCTTTTAATGGTGATAACAGCCTTCTGGATGGGGGACTTGTCTGGTGAGTGAAATTATCCCGATATTTGAAGATTCAGGCCAGCGCAGTGCAGGCGCATTACGGGGTGGGCAGGAAGCCCGCGTGATGATGATGCTGGGGAATTTCGCCTTTTCGATTGATACAGCGGCTTATCATCAGCTCACCCGTGAGGCCAGCTGGCGCTGGAGTGAACAGGAACGCATCGGCAAACAGGACCTTCTTCAGTACACCGGAAAGCCTGGCCGTACCGTCAGGCTTGAAGGGCAGTCTCACGCCTTTTTCCGTAAAGGGGTGGAAGGGGTAAATGATTTATTTGATCTTGCCGATCAGGCGAAACCCCAGCAGCTTGTCAGCGGAGAAGGCGATGTACTGGGGTGGTGGGTGGTGACCGACTTTTCAGACACGACGAGTAAGTTTTTACCGGGTGGCGGTCACCGAAACAAAAACTGGACGATGACGCTAAAACACTATGCCGACGATCTATCAAACCCGTGACGGAGATGTACTGGATGCAATTTGTGCCGTGCATTACGGTACTGAAAATCTTTCAGACTCAGTGACTCAGGTTCTTGAAGCCAATCAGGGGCTGGCGGATCAGGGGGCTATGTATCCTTCCGGCCTGTATATCACACTGCCGGATCTGGTGACGCCCGTAGCGGAATCGCCATTCAGTTTATGGGATTGATATGGCAGATCAGACAGCGATGCCGGAATATGCGCCGGCCTTCAGCATTCAGGCCGAAGGGAAAGATATAACCCGGGTGCTGCAACAATGCCTGAGTGAACTGACCCTGACGGATTATGGTGGGGCAACAGCGAAAGCCGATGAACTGAAAATCAGCCTCATCTCTGAAACGCTGGCGCTTCCCACTAAAGGTGCCCGGCTCCGGGTTGCTCTGGGATTCAATGACCAGTTGATCGATAAAGGCTGGTTTGTTGTCAGTGGTGTCTCGAGCAGCGGTCCGCCAAGGCGTATTGAGCTTTATGCGACCGCCGCGCCGATGAACGCCCAGAAACAACCCGGAGATGTGACAAGCCAGAAAACCCGGAGCTGGGATAACCTTCGCCTTGCCGATATTGTCAAAACGGTGGCCACCGATAACGGGCTGATCCCCCGCGTGGCCGACGCGCTCAAAGATATTCATATAAATCACATCGATCAGGTGGCGGAATCCGATGCCAACCTGCTCGCAAGGCTTGCACGTGACTACAACGCAGTGAGCAAACCATCAGGAGGCTACTGGCTTTTTTTAAAGCAGGGGGCCACGGCAACGGCTTCAGGGAAACAGACTGGCGGGATCACCATCACACCGGATGAAGTATCAAACTGGTCCTACAGTGAAGGTGAGCGGGGGAGTTCGACAGGTAAAGCTACAGGGAATGGAGGAAAAGCCAAAGAGAAAATCGGCGTGCGTTATTACGACGAGGAGGATGGCACGACAAAGACCTCCTCCGTTGAACATGATGGCCCGGCGATGACTAATCCCTATACCCAGTCGGAGAAAAACACCGCCGAGCAACAGGCAAACTCCAGGAAAACACAGGCGAAGCGTAACGAGCAGAAAATGACGCTCACGGGGCCATGTCGCCCTAAACATGTTCCGCTGACAGCAGAAGCAAGTGTGTCGACTTCCGGTTTTGGCTCCCGTGAGGATCGGGCCTGGGTGGTTGAGTCTCTGGTCTTTTCTCTGACGTCAGCAGGATTCAGCTACACCTACAACCTTGTCGTGGATATTCGTAAACCCGCAGCAGCTTCGAAAAAATCAGAAAAGCAGGACAAAAAAGGCCCGTCCTACTTCGGTTAACCCTCCCGCCATCCGGCGACTCAGCTACGGAATTTAATCATGAACGGTGTAAACAACCGGACCGGAAAACGCCTGTCCGGCGTCGCCCATTTGCGCCAGTCCGTCAGCGACATACTGACCACTCCCATCGGGAGCCGGGTTCTTGTCCGTGACTATGGCAGTGATCTGTTTTCGCTGGTGGATAACCCACGGGATGATTTGACCCGACTACAAATAATCGCCGCGTCAGCGACCGCACTGGCCCGGTGGGAAACGCGGCTGAATGTAACACGTGTGCTTGTTTCCTTTCCTGAAGGGGAGTCCGGCTGTGTGCTGGATATCGAGGGGATCAACAAGGAAACCAATTTACCTGTCAGAACGGGAGACATAACGATTTATGGCAAGCAGCTATGACGTGATCAACCTGTCCGAACTGGATGTACCGGATGCCATTGTGGTGCCGGATGCGACTGAAATCTTCACCCGGTGGCTGGCGCGCCTGCGGGAACTTGATAAGCAGTTTGATGCGCTGGTGGAATCCGATCCAACGTTTAAACAGGGGGAGGTGAATGCCTACCAGCTGACGCTTGTGTTTCAGCGGGTTAATGATGCCGTGCGGGCGGTATTTCTCGCGAGTGCAAAAGAGGCAGATCTTGACCAGATAGGTGCTGCATTCAACGTTAAACGTCAGGTGATTAAGCCCGGCGATCCGCTTGCCATCCCGCCAGTGGAGCCTGAACTGGAAGACGATGCGGCATTTCGCGAACGTATCCAGCTTTCATGGGCGCAGCTGAATACAGCAGGCGCGCGTAACGCATACCGCTTTCATGCGAAGTCTGCCGATACGGATGTGCTGGATGCAGATGCCTATGGGCCGGAAACCCATAACCGGCCTGGCTACGTTGATGTCTATGTCCTGTCCCGTACCGGGGATGGAACAGCGGGACAGACCCTGCTTGATAAGGTTAACAGCACACTGAATGCGGATGAAATCCGCCCGTTAACGGACTATGTGACGGTAAAAAGTGCCACGATTGCAAACTATGCCGTTACGGCGGAGCTGGAGATCCCGGAAGGACCTGACGCCAGTACGGTGCTGAATAATGCCATCGATGTTTTACGGTCATACACCATGCTTTCCCATCGGATTAAAACTGTCATCCCGCTGTCCGCCATTTATGCCGCGCTGCAGCAATCCGGTGTGGTCCGGGTAAGGCTGATTTCTCCGGTGACAGATCTGGAAGCGGAAGCGGGTAAAGCCCCGTGGTGTACCGCCATTAATGTCACCCGCAGGGAGGTAAGCAGCAATGACGGCTAAGTTTCGATCTCTGCTTCCTCCAGGCGCATTTCATGAAGAGCGGGCGCAGGAGCAGGCCAGCGCTGAGCAAATCGCCACCCTCGATACCAACATGGTGCGCAAGTCCAAAAATCCTGACACCTGTCCGGCGCATCTTCTCCCCTGGCTGGCCTGGGAGCATGCCGTTGATTTCTGGGATGACGGCTGGACAGAGGCGCAGAAGCGACAGGTGATAAAAGATGCCGCTTATGTTCATCAGCACAGGGGAACGGCCGGGGCGGTACGCCGTTCTCTCGGGTCTGTGAACCTGCCCACAACCGTGGTTGAGTGGTGGGAAGACACGCCGCGCGCTGAACCTTACACCTTCCGGATCGAAGTACAGAGCAGTGAGGGGGTCAGCGACGCTCTCTATCATCAGATCCGCCAGCTCACCGATCGGGCCAAGAACCTGCGCAGCTATCTGAGCAGAATCGATGTGATGGCGAATGTGGGTATGGACGGGGCTTTTTATATTTCGGGTGCGACAACAGCGCATATCGATGTGGACATTTTTACCGGGGAATCTCATGGCTGATTACTACTCAATTATCACTAACCGGGGTAAAGAACTGGAAGCGGAGGCGCTGGCCAGTGGTCGCCTGATTGTACTGACTCACTTTGTGGTGGGGGACAGTAATGGCAAGCAGGTTAAACCCGATCCGTCGCAAATCCGGTTGATCAATGAAACGTACCGGGGAGATATCGCTGAGCTGGTGGTGTCACCGGAGCAGTCCACGCAGTTAATGGCAAAAATCGTTCTGCCGACCGGGGTTGGTGGATTCACCGTTCGCGAAGTCGGTTTAATGACTGACGCCGGAGAGCTTTACGCGGTGGCAAACTGCCCATCGATCGATAAGCCGGTTGGTGGTGTCAGCGTTAACATGCAGTTTCGCCTGGCGGTATCAGATACCTCAAATATCACGCTGAATGTTGCTACAGGTGACGGCTTATTCCTGCGCATTGACCAGAACCTGAAAGAGATAAAAGCGCGGGGCGCGGAAGCACAAAAAACGTCGCGTGAATCCATTGGTGTCCTCGATGGCACGACACAACAAAGAGGGCTGGTTCAACTTAACAGTGCGGTGAACAGCACTAGTGAAACGCAGGCTGCCACCCCTGCCGCAGTTAAAATCGCAATGGATAATGCGAATGCGCGGCTGGCTAAAGACCGGAACGGCGGTGACATTCCGAATGTCGCATTATTTCTACAAAACCTTGGTATAGACCGCATCGACCAGGACTCAAACGAAACACGCATCTGGTCGCCTGATGGAAAAAACTACATTTTTGTTCAAAACGGAGTCTGGGGTGCATATTCAATCAATTCTCCCGCCGGAGCATTATCTCTGGGGTTAGGGTTTGGCGGGACGGGCGCTACAGACGCTGCGGGGGCAAGGACCAATCTTGGGTTAGGAGACTCTTCTACGCGAGATGTCGGCACTGTATCTGGAACTGTTGCTGCTGGTGATGATAGCCGTATCACAGGCGCAATGCAGCAAAACCAAAATGGTAATGACATCCCTGATAAAGCTGAGTTCAGAAGTAACATCGGGCTTGGCTCTGCCGCAACAAGAGCGGTCGGGAACGGCGCAAACCAGATCCCTGACATGAGTTTCTTTTCTGCAGCACTGGCTATCAATGGATGGGCAAAACTGCCAAACGGGCTAATCATTCAGCAGGGAACATCTACAGCAGCCACTCCATCAAGCCCTGATGTTCTGGTTAACTTCCCAATTCCATTCCCAACAGGGGTTTTACATATTGGTGAGCACGACTCAAATGGCGGTCTGTCTATGACACTCTGGCAGCTCAATAACATTACAAGAACCGCTTTTTATGCCGGTGCTCTTGGTGGCGTTACTCGTGGAAATACAACCATTCGGGCTCTTGCCACGTCTGCTGCATGTAACTGGTTTGCAATAGGATATTAAGATGAACAAATATTTATATGACGCTAGGACGAATGCCTTTTACCCATTAAGCCTTCAGGGGGATTATGAAGCGGCCAACACCTGGCCGGCGAGTGGTGTGGAAGTTGATGATGACGTTTTTAAAACATTTCAATCACCACCTCCGGGTAAAATGATGGTGGCCGGTAAAGATGGCTATCCGGCATGGGCTGATGTTCCTCCACCATCCAAAGAAAACATTGTTGCTGCCGCTGAAATTGAGAAACAGTCCAAGATTGATCAAGCTAACGACTATATGAACAGTAAGCAATGGCCCGGGAAGGCCGCTATGGGGCGATTGAAAGATTCAGAAAAGGTGCAATACAACGCCTGGCTGGATTATTTGGATGAACTGGAGGCTGTGGATACAGCGGCTGCGCCAGACATTAAATGGCCTGAAAAACCAGAATAGGAACGTTTACGAAAATGAATATTTCAGGTGCAAATGGCATGATCCCGGCTTTTAGCGAAGGGATTGATCATGCTGATAGGCTATGTACGGGTGTCAACAAATGACCAGAACACAGCATTGCAGAGAAACGCGCTTGAGTGTGCAGGATGTGAGCTGATATTCGAAGACAAGATAAGTGGAAAAACGTCAGACCGACCAGGCTTAAAAAAGGTGCTCAGAACATTATCAGAAGGTGACACGCTGGTGGTCTGGAAGCTGGATCGTCTCGGTCGTAGTATGCGGCATCTTGTCGTGTTGGTCGAAGAAATGAGGGAACGCGGCATAAACTTCCGTAGCCTGACCGACAGTATAGATACCTCCACACCGATGGGACGCTTTTTCTTTCATGTCATGGGAGCGCTTGCGGAGATGGAGAGAGAGCTTATTGTTGAGCGAACACGGGCTGGTTTAGCAGTTGCGCGCGAAGATGGTCGGATCGGCGGCAGACGGCCAAAGTTAACTGCTGAAGAGTGGGCTCAGGCTGGAAGGTTGATTGCTGCTGGAGAGTCACGAAAACGTGTGGCTATAATTTATGATGTAGGGGTGTCAACGCTATACAAAAAATTTCCTGCGCGGTGTTGAGAAGATGCCACCGCGTCGTCGTATGCAAGAACGGGCGGCGGCGGACTGGCGAACGTTCGATAGTGCGAGTATTGAATGATTGCCAGTCACGGCGGATTGTACTTAAGCGATATGATGGTTCAAGGCGTTTAATCTGAAACCAGCCACATATCAGCCTCTTCAAACATTTCCTGAACAGTACGGCTTATCTGTTCCTTCTCATGCTTGCTGGCGTCAGTGTTGATCGCCGGCAGTGTCATCATCGGTTTAACCCGAACATCAGCATCGGGGAAGATCCGGTGAACCCTCTTACTCAATTCGCCCAGAATGATATCTTTTGCACCAGGCAGACCATCAAAATTCCTTTTGTCATAAACGAGTTCCACGAACATTGCTTATTGCTCCTTTACTGGATGGATATACAGTATTTATACTGTGTTTTTATCCGGTATTCAAGAGAGGGCGTAAACATGGGCTTTCCTTCACCTGCGGCAGATTATGTTGAAACACGAATCTCCCTCGATCAGCAGTTAATCAGCCAGCCTGCAGCGACTTATTTCATGCGGGCATCGCGTTCACATTTCAGGGAAGGGATAATCCAGGGAGCGTTGCTTGTTGTGGATGCGTCACTTACTGCCTGCGATGGTTCACTGCTGATATGTGCAATCGACGGGGAATTCAGGATCAAGCGATACCGAACTCACCCTCAGCCCCACCTGATAAATCTGGAGAACGGGAGAAGGGAAGCGCTGCCAGTAGATGATGACGCTTACAGTTCTGCACCCGCTATATTCGGGGTGATCACGTACATCATTAATGATGCTAGGAATGGAGAGTTCGACGATTGCCCAGTTATGTAATGAAAAAAAAGCCCGTTTATACGGGCTTTCGTTTAGTCATTTTTTCTGGACTTTTGCAATTGTTCAAGCCTTACATGAAGTGATTTAGGGAATAGCTCTGTGTAAACTTGCCACAGTACATTCAGCGACCTGTGGCCAGTAACTTGGGCCACTTCCTCTATACTGAATCCAGCTTCAAAAAGTCTGCTTGCGCCTTCCCTTCTAAGGTCATGATATCTTAGATCCTCAATTCCAAGAGCACTTCTTACCCTTTGGAATCCTGCCGTTACGGAACTGCTTATATAAGGGAATATTAGCTCTGACTTACGCGGCTGGCGCTGGACAATATCCCAGGCTTCTCCGAGTAAAGCTACATTCATGTGGTTCCCTTCTTTTTTACGTGGATCCTTCCTATCTCTCACCAGCACTGATTTTTGTTTTTCATCGATATCATCCCATCGCAGACGACAAACCTCGCCAATGCGCATGCACGATAAAACCGAAAACATCAGAATATCGACGAATGGGATTTTTGATCCCCGCCTTTGTGAACGTTGCTTCAGGCCTTCGATCAGCATGTCTAATTCTTCAGATGCTGGTCGACGACTACGGCGATTTGATTTTCCAATTAGCCCCAATTTAAGGAGATGAGGTCGCGCCTCTTTTGCTGGATTGCTAGTATAGTTAATGCCATACACTGGCTTTGCACAATCAAGCACGCTTCCAAGATAGCTGACGTCATGGCTTACGGTCGCTGGCCCGGCTCCTGCATTATTTCGCAATCGACAGTGCTCTATTACGTCATTTGCGGTTAATGACAACAGGGGGATAGCTGCAATGTCGCAGTCAACGAGCATATTAAGAACATAGCTTTTTGTTCGCCCCGCTTTGCCACCAGCGTTTGGATCATTGATATATTTTTGCAACAAATCACGGACTGTTATTCCGGTAGCATCATCAGATGATGGGAGACCATAAAGATCCAGTTCCATAACCCTCTGGGCTCCCCATGTTTTAGCATGCGCCTGTTTTGGGAAGGTTTTACTTTCTCTGAATGTGATAACGCCTTTTTCCTTAATTAACACAGTACAACGGTAGCGTGGAGTGCCATCAGATTTTAGTCGTTTCTCTATGTTATAGTATGCCATTACTCTGTCTCGTCATTTCAGGTTCCCATACGTATGGGGGCCTGAGTGGGAACCTGATAAGAGAAAAATATACTTAAATGTCAAAAAATGCACGGTAATCTTAAGATGATAAAAACCAGCCAAACCAGCGCAATGCCTGAAAATACTGACAATCACTGGAATGGTCGGTTTAGTGTTGCTCCTATGCTCGACTGGACGGACAGACACTGCCGCTACTTTTTGCGCTTACTGTCCAGCCAGACGCTGCTCTATACGGAGATGGTAACCACTGGGGCAATCATTCATGGTAAAGGCGATTATCTGGCGTATAGCGAAGAAGAACATCCGGTCGCATTACAACTGGGTGGGAGCGATCCTGCGGCGCTGGCGCAGTGCGCAAAGCTCGCTGAACAGCGGGGCTATGACGAAATCAATCTCAACGTGGGTTGTCCTTCCGACCGCGTACAGAATGGCATGTTTGGCGCCTGCCTGATGGGGAATGCGCAACTGGTCGCCGATTGCGTCAAAGCAATGCGCGACGTGGTGTCGATTCCGGTAACGGTGAAAACTCGTATCGGCATTGATGACCAGGACAGCTACGAATTCCTCTGCGATTTCATCAACACGGTATCTGGCAAAGGCGAATGTGAGATGTTTATCATTCACGCCCGCAAGGCCTGGCTGTCCGGGTTAAGCCCGAAAGAAAACCGCGAAATTCCACCGCTGGATTATGACCGTGTTTATCAGTTAAAGCGTGATTTTCCGCATCTGACGATGTCGATCAACGGCGGCATTAAATCGTTGGAAGAAGCGAAAATTCATCTGCAACATATGGATGGCGTGATGGTGGGGCGTGAGGCGTATCAAAACCCAGGCATTCTGGCGTCCGTTGACCGCGAGATTTTTGCAGCTACCACCGAAGATACCGATCCAGTCGCCGTGGTGCGTGCCATGTACCCGTATATTGAGCGTGAACTGAGTAAGGGAACCTATTTGGGACATGTGACACGCCATATGTTGGGGCTGTTTCAGGGCATCCCTGGTGCCCGTCAGTGGCGTCGCTATCTGAGCGAGAATGCACATAAAGCCGGGGCAGATATTAACGTTCTGGAGCATGCGCTGAAGCTAGTGGCAGACAAGCGTTAAGTTTTCACCAAAAGTTAGTTAATTTCACCACGCCCTGCGCTTTGTCGCGGGGCGTTTTCTTTATAAATCAACGCATTATTTTTGGCATGTTTCTTGTAAAGCAATGGAGAGAATTTCATTTCGGGAGAGAGCCATGCTGGAACTACTTTTTGTGATTGGATTTTTTATCATGCTGATGGTCACCGGCGTATCTTTGCTGGGCGTTCTGGCTGCATTGGTCGTAGCCACCGCCGTGATGTTTCTGGGCGGACTATTTGCCTTGATGATTAAACTGTTGCCCTGGCTGCTACTGGCTGTTGCCGTGGTGTGGGTGATCAAGGCGATAAAAGCGCCAAAAGTCCCACAGTATCAGCGCAATAACCGCCGGTTTTACTAA